CGCCGATGAGGACAAAAATGGCTAAAGAGGTGCCGTTTGCTATCACTCCGCACCCTGACGCACCCCTCTTTACCTCCTATGAAGAGGGCCAGACCATCGTAAAGCAACTCATACGGGAGATAACCGGTCACATGTCCACCAGTGAAGAGGTCCGTCAGTACCTGCTCCAGTGTGGCCTCGTCAACCTATGGTTTTTCCTCAAGTTTATTCTCGGTTTCTCCGGTCCCTACAACGACATCAACGCCGAGATCCACCGTGAGATGGCAAACTGGCGTCAGGGACCAGCCTGTATGCGTCCTGGGGCCCGCGGAGCCGGCTTCGTGCCTCGCGCTTGGTACAAAGACATCGCCTGTAACACTCCCGTTCTTACTGCTAATAAAGGGTGGATAACACATGGAGCTGTAGTTAAAGGCGATGTATTATATGATCCGAAAGGGGCGCAGCAACGCGTTTTAAGTGTAACTGAAAAATATAATTCTGTTACTTGCCTTTGTATAACGTTTAGTGATGGAGCTACAGTAACATGTGGTAAAGGTCATCTGTGGAAAATCTGGCACAAACACAGACACCGAAGCAGAAAATATAACACAAACAGTTACTCTTATAGTGCTGAAATAGTATATGCTCAAGATTTGAGGATAGGTGATAACATAAGTGTTCTTACACAACCTCTATATAATCATAATGTTGAATTGCCTATAGATCCTTACGTCTTAGGTGCGTGGCTTGGTGATGGGCATACAGCCAGCAGTAGAATAACGCAAGCGTATAATGACATCGAAGTCATACAAGAAATAAAAAGAAGAGGATATGTTGTAAAAGAGTGCCGATCAGGTAGTACGTCTACTACAGGATTATATAAGATAGGCGACGGGATTCGAGGTAAACACGTAGGTTTCTCTCATGAGCTGACAAAACTAAGAGTAAAAAATAATAAACATATCCCTAAGTTATATTTGCGCTCCTCTGTAAAACAGCGTTTTGATCTACTGCGCGGTCTTATGGACACTGATGGACACTCTGATTCAAGCACACACACTGCAATATTTACAAACATATCAAAAAGATTAGCAGAAGACGTGTATGAATTAGTTTCTACGTTAGGGTTAAGACCAAGAATGAGAAAATATAGAATGTTGTTAAACGGAAAGCCCTATTACTATTACAAAGTAACATTTCAGCATTATGCTGATAGGCAGCCGTTTATGTTAAAAAGGAAGCAGAAAAACGCAACAACAAATTATTACATGAGAAATAAGCGTTATGTTAAAAAAATAGAAGAAGTAGCCGGCGTAACAACTAATTGTATACAAGTTGAAGGCGGTATGTATTTAATAGGGAAAGAGCTTATACCTACGCACAACAGTACTATCTTCAGCCACGGCGCGGACACGTGGGAAACAGTACGCGACCCTGACATCATGATCCGCCTCGAAAGCGGCATCATAGACAAAGCGAAAACCTTCCTCGGCACCATAAAGAACAGCTATGAAACGAATGAGCTGATGCACTGGCTCTATCCCTACACAAAGCTGCCTCCCGGATATAAAACAAGTGGTAATTGGTCCAGCGACGAGATTATAGTTCCGGGCCGCAAGCGCCATCACACCGATCCTACCGTCAAAGCCGGCAGTATGGGTGGGGCGGCGGAAGGCGGTCACTTCAACCTCTACAACTGTGATGACCCCGTAGGTCTTGACGACCTCGACTCGATGCGCAACAGCTCCATCGATATGTTCCGCAAGAAGAACCGGTTCATCACGAACAAAACCTCACTGCTGCTTAAGCCGAAGAAGGACCGCGTAGTTCTGGTCGGCACTCGCTACGCCATAGATGACATCTATGATATCGCAGTCAGCGACGCTTATGAGTTCTGCGGCTACCGCATCCCTGAGTTCAATGAGAAGCCAAACGGCGAGTGGTCTATCTACAACCGGCTCGCTGAGGAAAACGGCGTCTTCATCAACCCTGATGTCACAGATAAGGAAACTCTTGAAAAGGCCATGAGTGAGGATATGTGGTACGCTATGACGCAGCTTTTCAACTATCCTCAGAAGACCGGCCTCGCTGAGTTCGTGGATATGAAGCCGAAGTTTGCTCACATTCGCTTCGATCCTGAAGTGAACGATTGGATAATAACGTATGAGGCGAACACAAACTTCGATGAGGAGACGGTCTCAGTTCACCTCGGCGACTGCGACGTTGTTATGAGTGTGGACCCTGCCGGCACAGACACCGGCATAAGCGCAAAGACCAGCCGCACCAGCATCGGCATATGGGCCCGTGACGCAAAGGACCGTACTACCCGCATCTGGCAGCGGGTCGGCTACCTGTCACCGAAGCAGATGTTTGATGCTATGTTTGAGGGCAATAAGATGTTTCCCGGCTACGTGCGGGCTACCTACGTTGAGAGCAACGCCATGCAGCGCATCATACTGCCGCTGTTGCGCGAGGCTGAGTGGGAAAAGAAGCAGTGGATAAATCCGCAGCCGCTGGCGGCAAAGGGCGATAAGAAGGCAAGGATACGAAACGTGGTAGGCTACCAGCTCAGTAGAGGGCTGCTGTACCTTACCCGTGAAAATAGTTTAGAGTTCCTTGAGGAACACGCTGTCTTTCCGATGAATGAGTTTAAGATGGACGTGCTTGATGAAAGCGAGAAGGGCATCACCGCAACCCGCACTCCCCTCTCTATAGAGGAAAAGGTAGAGCAGGACCGGCATGAGGCAGAAATGGAAGTTGCCCTCATAGACAATCCGTTCGGCTATTAAGGAGGAGAACAATGGCAAAGCAAAGCGAACAAGAAGTTGAGATTGTGATAGAGGAAGAGCTGGCCGGTGCAGACCCCGGCTCTACCATCATCACAGATGAGGAGGAGCTGAAGACGGTCGTGGAGGACCTGTGCAAGAAGTACAGGCATGAGCGGGCCGGCAGAGCAGAGAAGGAGAGAACGTGGGCAAAATGGCGTCGGCAGTATGAGGCTCGCCCCTCTCAGCGGAAAAAGAACTATCCGTATCCGAACGCCAGTAACGTAAGCCCGCCGCTGTCGCAGATGATCATACAGTCGCTGTACTCATACCTGAAGGGTATGTATGACGCGGTAAGTCCGCCTTGGTACTGCGAGCCGCTGCGTGAAGGTGATAAGGGGCTCATTGAGGAGGCTGCGGTCATAACGAAGTACTACAACATGTGCAGCAAGAGCAGGCTTGATTGGAACCTCAGCAAGTTCAATCGCGACTTTCTGCAGGAGGTAGCGGTCATGGGTACCTGCTACGTGAAGGTACCGTGGAGCACGCAGCCGTGGCACTTCAAGAGTGAAGAGGACGGTGTAATACGTGAGGTGAATGCTACGCTGCACGACGGCCCCGCGCTCACAATCGTGCCGGTTGAGGACTATGTGTATCCGCAGAACTGGACCGATATCCAGCGGATGCCGTGGTGTGCGCACGATGTTCCGCGCCCTGAGCATGAGATGCTGGATCTCGCTGCCCGCGGCATATACGACGGCGATGCGGTAGATACTGTTGTGAACTATGAGCAGCCAAGCACGACCGTCCGCAACAGCAATGAGGATCGGCTGAAGGAGAGCCAGATCGACCGCAAGGGTGAGTACATCCTTACCGAGTTTTACTTCTACTATGATGCTGACGGCGACGGCATTCATGAAGATATCGTGTTTACGGTACATGTGCCGACCGGTACAGTGCTGAGGCAGGACTACAACCGGTTCGGTTACCGCATGGTAGCAGCCGGCAACTTCATAAGCCGTACGTACTCACTGGAGGGTCGCGGAGGCGGGCAGACCACCGAGCACCAGCAGGATGAAATAGAAGCCATTCATAACGTGCGCAACGATAATATGAAGTTCAGCAACATGCGGATGCTTGCTGTACGGCGGGGCGCTTTCAGGGAAAATGAGAGCATCTACCCCGGCAAGTTCCTGCTCTGTGATAATCCGAAAGAGGACATTGTACCGGTACAGCTTGGTGAAGTGTATCCGTCATCGCTGCAGGCTGAGAACCAGACCCTGAGCTACGCTCGGGAGGCAAGCGGTATCAGCAGCACGATGAGCGGTTTTTCTGACCCCACACTCGGCAGCCGTGACACGTTCCGCGGACAGCAGATGAGAACGCAGCGCGGAACCGGCCTCTTTACTACGATAGCAGAGGGCCTGAACGACCTGTACAGCGAGGTCGGCATGATGCTTTTCTTCCAGCTTGTGCATCACAGGGACCGCGTTATTGCACGGGAGAGGAAGATGGGCCGGCTCACTGAGCGGGAAATAGATGTGCTTGAGAAGGCACTCAGCATCAGCCCTGCAGACATACCGCAGAAGATGGCCTTTCATATAAGGACTAGTGATGTTGATGAGACGTTTGAGGTGAAGCGGCAGAACATGCTCAGTCTCACGCAGTTGTTCAGTCAGTATGCGCAACAGGTGACTCCGCTGGCAATGATGATCTTCGGACCGCAGGGTCAGCAGATGCAGCAGACAGCCCCTGAAGCCTACCAGTATATGCTGAGCATATACACCGGCAGCTCGCGGCTCATGAGTGAGGTGTTTAAGTTCTTCGGTGAGGAAGATCCTACCCGCTATGTGCCTGATACGCGCAAGCAGGAGTTCCTGCTTGATATGATGCAGCGGATGACCGGCCAGATGATAAACGCTCTCGAGAGCGGACAGGCTATGGGAGGCGGCGGCATGATGCCGATGAACGGCACAGGACCGGCTCCAGGGCAGGGAATTGGAGCAGGGGGTTCTCCGCAGGGAGGCGGCATGAGCGGTGTACCGGGAGGTCCGATAGAACAGCTTGAGGAAGGAGGACAGATGTGAGAGAAGAAATATTGAATGAGTATCAGGAAGACGCTACTGAGGGCGCAAGCACAGGGTTGAGTGAGGTAGAACGACAGGAGCAGGAGGAGCTTCGTGAACAGGTGCTGGAAGTGCTTGGTATGCCCGGCTACTCCATCCTGCACAATCTGATGGTAAGTAAGGTTCAGGAGGCAACCGCACGGCTGACCTCCGGACGGACCCTAACAATGGATCAACTGCGTTTTGAGCAGGGGGTCATAGAGGGGATAAAGAGCGTTCAGAGTCGCTTTGTTTCCCTCAGCAAAGCAGTAAAGGAGGAGTAGATGGAACGAATAAGATTATTGTTTGCCCCCGATGACGGGGCTCCCTCTCTCAGCGGTTTCTCAAACGATGAGCCGCTGGAGACGGAAATCATCACGCTGAAGCCGGGGCAGAAGCCTCCTGAGCCGAAAGTGGACGATGAGGAAGAGGATGTAGTTAAGCTGTCAAAGGCTGAGTACAATGAGCTGATGGGCCGGCAGGACAGCACCAGTGTACTTGCCAGCGGCCTGAAGGAGCTGAAGGAAGCGCTCAGTGGACCTGAGACGCCGGCGAACGTACAGCAGCAGCCTGGAGAGAGTGATGCAGACTTTGAGAAGAGGATCGAGACTGAGTTGTTTGCGGAGGGCAAGAGTGCGAAGGCAATAAAGGAGGCGATACAGCGCTACGGCGGAGCCCCCATAAATCAGCTCATGACAATGCTCAGCCAGCAGAACAAGCGTATACTGAAGCTGGATGAGGAGACTGGTCCTGTCTTCAAGCGATATGAGGCTGAGATAGAGAACGTCGTAAAGAAGCTGCCGGTCGAACAGCAGAACCATCCGCAGGTTTGGGAATACGCCCTTAATCAGGTGAAAGAGAACCATAAGGGTGAGCTTGAGCAGGACGAGATCAGCGCAAAGGTTCAGCAGGGTGTACGGGATGCGCTCACTGCTATGGGACTTGATCCGGACAAAGTGCATACCGGTGGCGGAGCGCGTCCGAAAGAGCCGGTATTCATGGAAAGCGGCGGCGGAGCAGGCTCGGCAAACATCGGCGGGAAGAAGACACGGAAAGTGTTCGCTACTGCTGAGGATAAGATCATAGCACAGAAGAAGGGCGTACCACTTGATCGGTACCTGAAAAGCATAGGCAAGATGTAGGAGGAAATCCGTGGAAGAAACAAAGGAAAAAGAAGAGGCTGCAGCGAACGATACGGTTAAAAAACCGGTTGCGGAGAAGAAAGAAAAGCCGAAGGAAGTTACGAGAACGGTTAAAAAAGGAAAGATTATAGATGCTCACATTGATAGCGACCCGAAGGTTCTGTTAGAGTGGGTACAGAAGGGTGGAAGCATTGCTTTTGACCCTGATGATCTGCCGCCCCTCAGCGATGAGGAGCTTGCGCCGTTTCCGTATGCTACTGTGAAGGCGTATAAGGAGGCACAGAAAGAGACGTTGAACAGGGCTGAGGCCAGTATTACGGTGCTGGACACGCTTGGAAACAACGCCACGAACAGGCTGAAGTTGCGCAAGAGGCGCGGGTACCATCAGGTATGGAAAAGGCCGGATCAGTTTGAAGCTGCGAAACAGCTTGGTTATACGGTCATCAGGGAGCCGAAAGACGATAGGGAGGCAGAGAATCCTGGCATGGAGTCCGGACCGATAAAG